AGGGGTTAAAATTATTATCGACATGTCTTTTTCCGAAGAAGAAAAAGATAAAATGGTAGAGAATATTAGAATGAAATACCCATCTAAAAAAAATCTTACTGATTATGATATTATAGAGTTCTATTTAGGTGAAAATAACTATATGCCTGTCTCTTCTGATGAATTTTTAAGTAAACACCCAAACACAGCGTCTGCTCAATATCCTGAAATAGGTAAAAAAATAGCTCTAAACGATTATGTTAAACGAGTTGTAGATGGAGCTAGTAAGTTAACTAATAATCAATATGGTAGATTAACCATAGGTTTTAGTGATGATGATAAAAAGAATATAGAAGCTGTTATAGAATATATAGAAGAAGAATTAAATGCTAGATATCCTGAAGTTGATTTTATTATATATGATACATCAGATAAAGGCTTAAATAGAATAGTTGTAGAAAAAAGCTAGCATGCTCACATTTTACTATAACTGTATATTTATATATGTATAAGTCAATATTTCATTTAAGAGATATTTATTAACAAATAAAAGAACAAGAAAAAAAATAGAAAAATGGCCGATTTATTAATGAAAATGCCTGTACCGTATGAACCGAAGAAAAAGAATAGGTTCGTCCTAAGATTCGATTCATCTTTAGGCATTAATGAATGGTACGTAGAAAGTACTTCTAGACCACAAGTTACAATTAATTCAGTGGAGATACCATTCCTTAACACATCAACATATGTTGCTGGTAGATTTGTGTGGAACACAATCAATGTGACATTTAGAGACCCTATTGGTCCATCAGCAGCTCAAGCATTGATGGAATGGGTTAGATTACATGCTGAATCTGTAACAGGAAGAATGGGTTACGCAGCAGGATATAAAAAGAATATTGATTTAGAAATGTTAGACCCAACGGGTGTAGTTGTAGAAAAATGGATTTTACAAGGAACATTCTTAACTGACGTAAACTTCAACGACTTATCATACAGTGATGAAGGATTAGCGAATATATCGGCTACGCTAAGACCTGATAGATGTGTGTTAGTTTACTAATTTATACTCTACTTTAAAAAATACTAATCCCCTTTATTGGGGATTTTTATTTGCTATTTATATAAAATTCTTAAATTTTTATTCACTTAATACTTATATTGTATATTATTAGAAATAGTAATATAAACTTTATAGACAAATAAAAATGGAAAACGCGTCACATTCACACATGGAACCTCAGATACCTTATGACCTTATCGAGTTACCGTCAAAAGGAATTTTCTACAAAAATAAGAAAAAAGCTTTAAAAGTAAGTTATTTAACAGCGGTAGATGAAAACATATTAACTTCTCCAGGCCTAATAAATTCAGGTGAGGTGATGGACACGTTGTTAAGGTCTAAAATTTTAGATAAAGATATAGACCCAACAGAACTCGCAGAGTGTGATAAACAAGCTGTTTTTATCTTTTTAAGAAATACAGCTTTTGGTACTTCATATGAATTTACTTTGACTGACCCATCTACTGGAAAAGAGTTTAAACACCCTATTGACCTTTCAGTTGTAAAAACGAAAGAATTAGATATTAAACCTGACGATAAAGGAGAGTTTTCCTTACAACTTTTTGTTTCCAAAAAAACAGTAAAATTACGTCTTTTAACACCTACAGATGAAAAGACATTACAAGACATGGAAAAGAGTTATGGTGAAATGAAAATAAAACCTACTGTAACTAAAAGATTAGAAATGTGTCTAATGGAAATTGACGGTGATAGAGATAAAATGAATATCGCAAGAGAAATCCAAATGCTACCTATAAAAGACTCACAATTAATACGAAGTTTTCTTAAAGATGCCGAACCTGGTTTAGAACTTAATAGAGTTGCTACCGCACCTTCAGGAGCAGAAGTAAAATTCACCATTTCCTTTGGTTTGTCTTTTTTTCGTCCTTTCTTCGGCATATAGGAATGCGCTTTTACAAGAGATTTACTACCTATCCAAATACCTCAACTTTAGTCACCGTGACATTATGAATTTACCCATTTTCGAAAGAAAATTTTACTTGGATATGCTCCTAAAAGAGTTTGAAAAAAAGAATGAAATGGCTGAAAAAGCTAAAAACAAACGAAAATAGACATTCTAGCTATTTATTATAAAAAGACTTATTATGGCAGGACCAAGAAAATATACTGATGTAAACGGTAATGAATTTTATGGGTTTGAGACCGAAGCTGATTTAAGAGCATATGTAAGTGCGGAAAGTTCTAGAACTAGTTTAGATAGGGGTACTTCATCTGGTGGTGAAACTATAGGAGTAGGGATGAAAGGGATGTTGGAAAACATGGCTAAAGAAAGGAAAGCCATGGACATGGCTGTAGAAGACATCTATAGGTATGGTAATCTGGCTACCGGGGGTATTATCCAAAAAAGACAAGAAGCTTTTGCAGATGTAATTGATATCCTAACACTAACGGATGAAATTCGACAAAATATAGTCAAATCCTTTGGTGTTGGTGGTGGGTTGATGGATGATTTTGTAGCTACTACTGTTTATGCTGCACAAGAATTTGAAGGATTCGCTCTTACAGCAAATGACGCTTTTGAAGTTTTAAGTTCCACTGTACAAGAATTGGGAAGAAATATCGCAATACCACCTTCTGCACTCGCAGATTTAACAAAATTAGAATTTTTATATGAAGGTTTAGATGCAGGTCAACTTGTCGCTGAATTTGATAAAATAGGTATGGGGACCCAAGCTGCAGCTGAGTCTACAGTTGACGCAATACAAGGTGCACAAAGTTTAGGTGCTGTAACCTCTAAATTCTTACCCGCAGTAACAAAAGAGATTGAGAAAATTAACACTTATGGTTTTAAAAATGGTGTTGATGGTCTTGCGAAAATGGTCGCGGAATCACAAATACTTGGATTAAACTTTGGTGAAGTTATATCTTTAGCAGATAAATTATATAGTCCAGAAGCCGCTGTAGAGTTAGCTGCTGAATTACAAATGATTGGAGGTGCAGCTAATGAAATGTTAGACCCATTCCAGTTAATGTATATGGCTCAAAATGATGTAGAGGGTTTAAAAGATGCTATAGTAGAAACTGCTGAATCCGCAGTTCAGTTTAATAATGAAACCGGTCAATTTGAAATTGGTTCTCCGGAATCAAGGATGAGGTTAAAAGCACAAGCTGAAGCGATGGGGATGAGTTTCCAAGACCTAGCAAACTCAGCTATTAAAGCCAAAAAACGTACTGCAGCTATAACTGAATTAGGTCAATTTGCGGGATTAAACGAAAAAGATAGAGAATTAATCGCCTCTATGGCTGATATAGGGGAAGGTGGTGAGTTCCAACTAACTCTAGGTGACGAAACTATTAATTTTGATGATTTAGAAGAGAGAATGAGACAAGACACTAGTCTTTTATCAAAAATACAAGAACAATCATCAAAAGAACAACTAAGTGCTGATGAACAGATGAATAAAACCTTAGATGACCAATATACAATTTCTCAATCTATAAACGCTGAAGTAGCACAAATACAAAATATTTTAACTGAAGCAGCAGCATCAGGAGCTTTTGGTATAACAGCAAAAGAATTAGCATTAGCTAATAAGGAGTTAGTCCAAGGAGAACTTTCTGGACTAATAGATGATAATGTAATGCAAGGTATAAAAGGATTTGTACAATCAGATGCTTTTTTAGACCCAGAACAAATGGCTGAATTAGATGAACTTGATAACCCAACTCAGGGTAATGATTTTGTGATTAGACCGGGGGGTGATTTAAGAAGATTTTCTGAAGGTTCCCTATCCCTAGCAACCAATCCTAAGGATACAATTGTTGGGGGCACGAATCTATTCCAAGAAACCACCAACCGTATTTCCAATATGTCTAACTTGATGACTACAAATAATATGGGAGGTAGAAATACAGATACGATTAATGTTAGAGTTTCTTTTGATAAACCACTAACCATGTCTTTAGATGGTCAACTATCAAATATGAAATTAAGTGCTAGTCAAGTAGAAAGAGCTATGGAGAGCACAGGATTTATCCAAAACCTAATTAATAAAACATTCCAAGCTAACGGTCCCGTAGGATAATAGAAATTGGAATCTAATCTATTTATTAAGAAAGATTTAATATGCCTATAGGAAGTAATACGAATATAAGATATCCCGCGTCACAAGGTGATTTTAACGTTAGTTTTGCTAGTACACAAATGTTAAGAGATTTTATGTTAGGTAAAAATCTGGATGGTTCTTACTTAAATAGGGGAAATCCTATACCACCTAATGGTGACCAACAACCAGGGTCAATAGTTATTTCAGACCTACCTATGCGTCCCGTACCTGAAGTACCATTTCCTGAAGATATTACAGGAGTTGACGGAGTACCTTTTGATGAAACTTTATTTTTAACTAATAAATTTGGTCCATCTACGGGATATGGAGACCCACTTGGTATAGAAAATATTATTATTTCTGAAGGAGCTCAGTTAGAATATGTTGCACCTCAGACACTTTCACCACAAGCTTTCGTACCACAAATAGGTACACATACAAATGTTTTATATACTAGTATAGAAGTTTTAAGTGAAGTTAATAGTGTAAACGGTGTTATTTCCACTGTTAATAGTAAAATTTTAGACGATTCTATACTAATAAAATCTTCTTTTCCTTATCTTAAGGATAATCTTGCGTTTAACCAAGCACAATTTTTGTTTGATATAAGTGATAGTGGTTCAGCTAATATTAATATTACCTCTCCACCAGGAGAATTAGTGGGTGAAAAAGACACATATTTATCTAGATTAGAAGGAGCTTATACACCTGAATCTGATATACCTGGTATATTTTTTAAACAAGTTTCCCCACCGAGTATAAATTCATTAATTGAAAATCAAATAGACCAAAATACTGTAACTGGACAGATTACCGCTTTATTAAATTCATTTGTAACAGCTTTAAATGTAGGTACCCAACTACCTAATACACCCACAACATTACCAGTATCTTCTGATGTTTTTATACAATATTTAGGTGAAGAACAAAGGTCTTATCTTTTTGAAAGTCTAACTTATAATATTTTTAGACCAGATTACACACAAGTTTCTAATACTGGTTTAGTACAATCACCAACACCATATTACTATTTAGGTAGTAGAGATAACGACCCTAATAATTGGCAGTCACCTTTTGATGCTATACCACTTGATAAATTTGATAGAAGTAAAAAAGCGTTGGTATATGGTCCTTCAGAAGTAGCTAAATCTTTTGAAACTGTAGATGGTCGTTCCCTCTGGACATGGTATAAGATAGGACCACAAGGTGAAGCTCATATAGACGGTGGTGGTCTAGAAGGTGGGTTTACATGGTTTGGTAATAAATCTTTAGCGGACACAACCGCACCCCCAACTTTTTACTCTACTAGGTCTTCATTTATACCACTTAAAAGAGGGACTATATTAGATGAAACACAAAGACTAATAGATTCTGCTCCTGGTTTTGGAAAAGCGAGAAGGCAACATGCTGGTCACGCGATTGACCAAACCTCTAAAATTTTCCATGACGGATATAGAACAATATCCAAAGGTTCTAGAGTCACCAATTGGTCAGGACCTGGTGATGTAGCTTGGAATTGTACTGAATATTGTAGAATATGGACTAAAGATAGACCATTTAACACCTACATGAATTTACAAAAAGTAGATGGTCTACAATGGGATACAGGAAAAAACTCTGTTATTGATAATACATTTAACTTAAATATAGCACCTACCTATGGGGATAATAGTACTACGATGCCTACAGGTGAATCAGTTAAAAAATATATGTTCTCTATAGAAAATTTAGCTTGGAGAAATCAACCTGAATTACAAGATTTACCACCTTGTGAAAAAGGTCCTAATGGTGGTAGAATAATGTGGTTCCCACCTTATGATTTACAAACTACAGATACATCCGCTGCGGATTGGAACTCAACAAAATTTATTGGTAGGACTGAACCTATATACACTTACAATTCTACAGATAGAATTGGTACTTTAGCTTTTAAAATTGTAGTGGACCACCCATCTATACTTAACGCTATTATACAAACAGAAACACCGTTTTTATTTGATAGAAGTGCTGATGTTTTAATAGAATCATTTTTGGCTGGATGTAAAAAATATGATTTATATGAGTTAGCTAAAAAATTTCCTAATGTACCTATGAGTACAGCAAACCAAGTACAACAAGCTTTAACGGATGTTACAAACCAATATAACACAGACCCTACAACTACTATAGCAAATAACAACCAAGAGGAAGAAATCATAGTTGGTAGTTTGGAAGAAGGTGAAGAGATAATAGTAGGTAATACAGAAAATGCAGACTCAAATGCTACTACCATTGAAAACGTGGAACAAGGTACACCAGATAATCAATCTGAACCAATCAGTAGTTCTAGTGAAGTAGAAACTAACATTAAAACAATCATTAGAAAAGTTATGTTAAATGAAGCCTTCTACTTCCAAGCTTTAAAAGAAAGTGACCCTCTAGTTTACAATTCTTTAAGACAAACATTAAAATTCTTTAACCCGACATTTCACTCTATGACACCTGAAGGTTTAAATAGTAGGTTAACATTTTTAAATCAATGTGTAAGGCCTGGAAGAACCATACCTACAGTCACTGCAGACGGTAAACAACAATTAGATGTTGATAATACAGCGTTTGGGCCACCACCAGTATGTGTGTTAAGGGTAGGTGATTTTTATCATTCTAAAATTATTATAGACTCAGTATCATTAAGTTATGATGAAAATTTATTAGATATTAACCCAGAAGGTATAGGGTTACAACCTATGATAGCTTCAGTACAATTAAACTTTAAATTTATAGGTGGTCAAGGATTAAAAGAACCAGTAAGTAGATTACAAAACGCTTTATCATTTAACTTCTTTGGTAATACAGAAGTTTATGATGATAGGTCAATATCTACCATTTCTCCACCAGAACCAGAGGTAGTAACCACTGAAGTCCCATCAGAGTTAGAAGCTAACAATTCTAATAATACTTCTACAAATAACACCTCAAATAACACAAATGCTAATGATGGTGAAAGTTCAGGTACGTTTGAACAATCAGCGAGTACAGGTCCTAATGGTGAAACAACTACGTTAGGTCCTGTATCCACACCTATATGGGCTTTAAACACACAAACTAATAGTTACATATACCAACCAGGAAATATTAGTGGGATACAAGAACCTGGTAATAATACCGCTGGTGAAACAAACGTTATAGCGGACGCTAATACTAATACTGAAATACCAGCAGATATAACTTAATTATGAGCACAAACTTTAAAACATTAATTTCTGGTACAACTGACTATAAAGGTTTGTATAATACTTTTATTGATGAG